AGTCCTAATTGGACGCACGAAGAAACTAAAGAAAGACTTGAAGAGCAAGTAGACGCACTAATTGAAAAGGAGAGTGTAGATGAGTAAGCTAAAACAGAAATCTTATCGAGTGTATATCACACAGTATTGTGAGCCGATAGATGTCATGGCAGTAAGCACAACACAAGCAAAAAGAATTGCTAGTGAAGACCACACATGGGAAGTAATGGACGCTGACATTCGAGCAGAAAGACAGGAGGAGAGTGAACATGAGTAATACATTTGAACTAACTAAGACACAAGAGAAAGCGTTAGCAGACAATAGTTGGAAACCTTACAACTCAGGGGGTATGTTTGTTATCAACAAGGCTGACTTTAAAAACGATTGGAATGAAGTTTGTTCTAATTTTAATTTAGATGAGGATTGTGAACGAGCAACATTATTTGTTGTAGGTGTTGCACAAGAGAAGAAAGATGATGTAGAATAGTTCTACTCATTATAAATCTCTCAAGGGGACTCGTTATGAGTCCCTTTTTTTATTTAAAGAATGGGTAATTAACCATTACTTATATTAGATGACACCTGAAAAGAAAGTTAAAGTAAAAGTAAAAAACATATTAGACAAGCTAGGTGCATATCATTGTATGCCCTCGACAGGTGGTTATGGTGCAAGTGGTGTGCCTGACATCATTGCTTGTTACAAAGGACTATTCGTTGGTATAGAGTGCAAAGCTAACGGAGGTAAACCTACTGCACTTCAAAAGAAACATCTCAAAGATATTCAAACTGCAAAAGGATTCTCAATAATAATTGACGAGCATAATATACATATGTTAGAGTCGTTGTTACACAAATTAAAGTGAGGTAATTCAGATGGATATGAATGATGTTGTGGAAAACCCTCCACATTATTTACAAGGTATCGAAACAATAAAAGTTATTCGTGCTAAACTAACTGACGAAGAATACAAAGGTTATCTTAAAGGCACAATAATGAAATACAATACACGCATAGGATTGAAAGGTTCTATACAAGACGAGTCGAATGATGCTGGTAAATTAAGATGGTACGCAAGTAAGCTAGAAGAATTTATAAATGAGTCAGTAAACAAACCAGCCTCTAAAGAAATTGAAAATGCTAATGTAGATATAGCTGACGAAATAATTAATGGTAAGTTTTGTGTTGGTGGTAATTGTGAAGACTGAAACCAGTTATCTTAGGTACTTACTAAGCTAACTCTCGCGTGGTAAATTAATTAAACAATAAGGAAAAGGAATGCCTAATATGTCTTACACAACAGAAGAAAAAGAAAAGATTATAAACCGAGCCAAAGATTATATGCAGAGGAAACCTGACGCACCTAGAACCAAGGTAGCAACTTATGCAGGGGTAGGGCTATCAGTTTTAATAAGGTGGGCTAAAGAAGATGGCTTTGTTATCCCTGAACCCATAACTAGCAAACAAAGAATGAAAAAAACTCCGTGGCGAATTGGACACATGGTATGAGTGATGAAGCTGATAATGCCAACGACGAGGTTCAGAAACAATTAGAAGCCACGCTAAAATCTGTTAATACAGAAGTACCTGAGAACGAGTCAGGCAAGTGTCTTTGGTGCGATAAAGCTTTGAGTGACAAGAGAAGATGGTGTTCTCCTATATGCCGTAATGAACATGAATATTATGCGAGTAAGCTATGACCATTATAAAAGAAGATAACAGAGTTGGTCCCGCAGTTTGTTGCGAGTGTGGTAAGGACGCAAAGATTAATCACGGGGGTAAATGGTATTGCTCTATTGAGTCTGATATGGGAGTAATGAACTTAAAAGGATTTTGTATAAGGGAGAGGAAAAATAAAACAAATAATAACGCTTGATTTTGAAACATTCTATGACACAGGGTACGGACTAAAAGCCCTTACTACTGAGGAATATATTAAGAACCCTCAATTTCAAGTAATAGGCTTTGCAATAAAAGTTGATAATGGTTCATGCACTTGGCATACAGGTTCTCACGAAGAGTTACAAGAAGTATTAAATACTTTTGATTGGAAAGAATCAGGATTGTTATGTCATAACATACACTTCGACGGCGCTATCCTTGCATGGATATTTGGAATAGTTCCAAAAGTCTATATTGATACATTGTCTATGGCTAGAGCAATACATGGCACAAATGCAGGGGGTTCACTTAAAGCATTATCTGAAAGATATAACTTAGGTGTAAAAGGAACAGAAGTTCTGGACGCTAAAGGTAAACGTTTAGAAGATTTCCAATCACATGAACTACATCAGTACGGAGAGTATTGTAAGAACGATGTAAAATTAACAGCAAAACTTTTCGCAGCGCTCAACGTTTCATTTCCTTTAGAAGAATTCCAACTGATAGATATAACAACTCGGATGTATACTGAGCCTACATTAACAGTAGATGATGGACTATTAATCACACGACTTGAAGACGTAGAAAGGGAGAAAAAAGAACTTTTAGAGGGGCTAATGAATAAACTTAAATGTGAAACTTCTGAAGATGTACGTAAGAAGCTAGCTAGTAATAAACAGTTTGCAGAACTACTAGAAGAATTTGGAATGACAGTACCAATGAAAGAATCTCCTGCGACAGGCGAACAAACTTATGCGTTGGCTAAAAATGATTTAGGTTTTATAGAACTTTGTGAGCATGAAGATAGCTTTATTCAAGAGCTATGTTCTGTAAGGCTTGGTACTAAGTCAACAATGGAAGAATCACGAATTAAAAGATTTCTAGACATTGGTGCACGGAACAAAGGCCTTCTTCCTGTACCATTAAGATACTATGGAGCTCATACAGGTAGATGGTCTGGTCAAGATAAAATTAACTTTCAAAACTTACCAAGCAGAGATCCAAATAAGAGGGCGCTAAAAAATGGAATACTTCCACCTGATAATCATGTAATTTTAAATGTTGATTCATCTCAAATTGAGGCTCGTATCTTGGTGTGGCTTGCAGGTCAAGAAGATGTTACTGAGCAATTTAGAAAGGGAGAAGATGTATATTCTAACTTTGCTTCAAAGGTATATAACAGAAAAATTACAAAAGCTAACAAGATTGAAAGGTTTGTAGGTAAGACTTGCGTACTTGGATTAGGTTACGGTACAGGGTGGAAGAAACTGCAACACACATTGGAAACACAGCCACCAGGGGCTAAGTTACCTGATATGGAATGTCAGAATTTAGTGAGGGTATATAGAGAGATTAACCACAAAGTTATTGACTTATGGGGAGAATGCGATAGAGCTATAAGTGACATAGCATCATGGCAAGATGGAAAAACTCCATACTATATAGGTAAACACAACGTCCTAAAAGTAACTAAAGAGGGTATACAACTACCAAATGGGCTATACCTGTACTACCCCGACCTTGAGAAAGACGTGTCAGGACCTCGCAGTGAGTTCGTTTATAAGTCAAGACGAGGAAAAGTTACAGTTTGGGGTGGTTCAATAGTTGAGAATGTAGTTCAAGCGTTAGCTAGAATAGTTATAGGTGAGCAAATGATAGCTATTAATAAAAAATACAAACCTATACTTACCGTACATGACGCAATAGTTTGTGTTGCATCTGAAGAAGAAAAAGATATAGCACTAGAGTTTATGATGAAAGAGATGTCAATACCGCCTAAGTGGGGTAAAGATTTACCTATTACTTGTGAGGGTGGGTATGGGGATAACTATGGAGACTGCTAATTATTATTTTGAAATACCCGAAGAGTCGCAGGTTTCAGAGATAATGCATCTTCGGGCAATTACTGCACCAAAGGATTCGTGGATTAATTATTATAATTTTAAAGCCCTAGAAGTAAAAAGTGACTGGGTAATTGACCCTTGGTGGGAATACTTATACAAGGTTCACCCATTTAAAGCAGGGATTATTAAGTTAGAGGCTAACACTTATTATGATTGGCACATCGATACTGATAGAGGAGTTGGGGTCAACATGTTGCTAAACAACTGGGATAGAAGCCATTGCATGTTTAACCCAAATTTAAAACGTGGGACAAATGTAGCACACGGCAACGTGAAAGACAAGTTTATTGAGTTAAATTACAAGCCTCAAAAGTATTACTTGTTTAATGCACAAGTTGCACACACGGTGTATAATTTTGAAGAGACTAGGTATTTATTAAGTATAGATTTTGAAGAGGACAGAACTAAATTAACTTATAAACAATTACTAGAGGAGATTAATCGTGAACAATGGTGGAAAAGAAAGTAAACAAATATCAGCGGACGAACATAAATTTGAAAGTAACTTTGATAAAATCTTCAAAGAAAAAATAAAGTGGGAAGATGAGATAAAAGAAGAGAACGACAACAAGCTTCGTCGGGAAAAAAAGAAATGACTTTAACAGAAGGCGCATTTATTCTAACAGTATCATTATCAGGCAACTACGACGACCTAGAATTCGTTGGATATTTTAATGACTGCCAGACGGCGATAGAATACTATCATGAAAACTGTAGTGAATATATGGCGGCAAGTTGTTTATTAACGGAGTATAGCAATCTTCCTGGCGACCACCCTGATGTATTTGGATTTGAAATAACCGAACCACAATCCTGTGGCTTCGTCGGAGTAGACCCTAAAACTTTTACTAAGGATAAATAATGTACCATGTGCAAATGAAAAAATCTTTCGACAGAGGAGGAGACAAATGGATGTCAGCTTGGGAGGGTTCGGAATACAACACCCAAGAAGAGGCGTTCGATATGCTAGATGAATATCTAGAAGAGGCAAAGGAAGATGGGCTTGAATATAACCGAGACCATT